TTGAAAGAGTATTCGGTGTTAACGAATGGTCAAAACAAACAATAAAAGCCAGCAATTTAGATATTACCAGTAGTTTATATATCACATTAGATGCAGAAAGATCTAAAACTCTAGGTGCAGCTTCAGGTGTTGGAAGTTCTATCTCATCAATAATATCTAGCTCAAAGAAAAATAAACAGAGACTATTAAAACCATTATTTACAGTAGGTAGTTTAACAGACCCCGGTAGTGGTTATTTACAAAGAGGATTGAAATTTTTTGCACCAAACATCGTATCTAATAATCCATCTTCATCAGCTAAATGGTGTCTCCAATTAATGACTTTTAATATTAATGATAAAATGAATGTAGAAATGGGATTCGACGATAAAAACAATACTTATACATGTAAAATAAATAAAAATGACATACCAGTTGGTACTAGAAAAAATAACGCAAACACTACAGTAACAGCCATTTCAAAATTTATGGGTGATTTTACACAAGTATTGTATAACGTATCTCTAATGAAACATTATGAAAAGTCGACACAAGATATAAAAGATAAATTATGTTTAGGTACACACGACGGTTCGTTATCATTAATGTACGCGTTTATGGTACATAATATTGTAGGTAAAATGCCTAAAATGATTTTAGATATGAGCAAAAATAACGAAATTATTATATACAATTTACACGGATTTTCAAGAGTCCCATCTACACCTAGTAGAGCTACAAACAGTACCGTATACCACGGAAGAACACCTGGTCTTTCAACTGTTCAAGGAAGAAAAACACAATCAAGAACGGCCGGCCTTAGCACTCCTCAAGGAGGAAGATCAGTTGCTGGAGGTAGATTAAATAAAACAAGAAGAGGACTTTTTTAAAAATAATTTATAACCATATAATAAATGACCCGAGTTCATTTAAAAAAGAGTCCAAGAATCGACAAAAAGTTCCGCGTAACGTTCGAAAACGGACGGTTCGTTGACTTTGGTGCGAGAGGATACTCGGACTATACAATACATAAGGATCCTGTGCGAATGCGTTCTTACGTAACGCGACACGGTGGATTCGTTCCGTATATGGTTCAAAAACAAACTGATCCTAAACTCATTCACACAAACATGCTCGATGTTATAAGAAGCGATACAGAAAACTGGGGTAAAACAGGTTTTTATACCGCGGGGTTTTGGTCGAGATGGCTTCTTTGGAGTCAACCCGATTTGGTAAGTGCTAAAAAGACAATGACTAAGAAATTTGATTTAACTTTTCTTTAATTCCACGTCTTTTAAGATTCGATTTTAAATTTGTTATTAAATTTGTGCGAATATCTCTTTTTTTTATAGGTGGTGGAGGAGGAGCTATAGGAATACGCGGTGCGTTTTTACGAGGTGGTGGCGGTGGAACAGGTACAATTCTTTTAACAGGGTTCTTTTGTAAAGTACACGGGGCATTAACACCCATTATTTTATATATGGATTTACACTTCCTTATAAGATTTTTTGCATCTTTAAACTGAGTTTCCAAAATCGCATTTCTGCGTCTTTGAATTTTCAATTTAAGTTCTTTTCCTGTAAGAGGAATACGTTTACCGCCCACGTTTTTTGTAACACGAAGTCTAATTCTTCTTGCTTCTTTTTTTAAAGATTCCATACTTTATTACTATAACACGTGATAAAAATTAATAATTAAAAAAATTATCCGTTCTATACATTTTAGTTTGAAAATTACCATTTTGTCCTAAAACGGAAATATTTTCGTTACCATATAATTCTGGGCATCCTATATCATCCATACAGTCTCTATCGTTATGTGTTACTGGTAATGGGTATATCTGATCACCAGGTGTAGTAGTATAATAATGATATCTATCTCGTCTCCCTCTAACCTCTTTTCCGTATAGAGGTAAAGTTTCTTCATCATCCCCAATAAGAACACCCATTTGCTGAACGTGTCCAGGTTTATATTTTTTTATTGGGGGAGACCTATATTCCTTTTCAACTGGTATTTGTACTGGAACTTCTACAGGAACTGGAACTTCTATAGTTTCATTTACTTTAACAATTTTTGGATTATATATTTGATACAAAATAATAATTGCAAATAAAATTATAACAGAAATCATTAATGATTTTTTAGTTTTATTTGTTACTTTCATTTATATAATACAGAGAAGTTATTTTTTCTTATAAAGAGGACTTAAATCAATTCTACCAAGTCTAAACTGAACAATCATCCACAAAGTAAATAAAAGTGATTTTAAAACTTTGCTAGCGTGTGTATCTTCTAACATATATATAGGTTTCATGATTCTACCAAAAAAAGTTTTATCTTTGCATTCACCTGTCACGATCATTTCTAATTGTGTCAGTGCACACATATCATCATTTATAGACCAATGAAAAAATATAAAAGGAACTAAAAGAGAATAAAATTCTAAATTTTTCTTATTATTCATAAATGGAACAACAAGCATTGTTACAAAAAAAACTAAATGAATGAAGAATATAATATTCATATCTATTAGTATGAATGAAGAAAAGAAACTCCCCAAAATATGGCACCCCCAACAGGAGAAAATATTAAAAGCATGGGGAGAAGCCGCCGCCTGTTATAGATATATGCATTATCAGGCATATTGTTCATATAAAAAACAAAGTATGAAATTTACAATACCACTTATAATTGTAAGTACAATTACTGGTACAGCAAATTTTGCACAGGAAACATTCCCACCATCCATTAAACCTTACATACCATCTGCAATTGGTGGTTTAAATTTAATAACTGCAATAGCAACAACTATCATGCAATTTCTTAAAATTAATGAACTCATGGAAGGTCATCGTGTTGCTTCTATACAATACGGTAAAGTTTCTAGAACTATTAGACTTGAATTAACACTACCACTTTCAGAAAGAACACAAAATGGTACTAATATGATTGAAAATATGCGTGCAGAATACGATCGTTTAATAGAACAATCACCAAACGTACCTAAAAAAATACTCGATGATTTCGAAAAAGAATTTCCAGATGAACAGGACTTTTTCAAACCAGAAATCATGCATATCCAACCCATAAACCCTTTCAAAGCTATACAAGAAAATGCGGTTATAACAAAACTTAAAGACGCAGTGAGTGGAACTGCAAAACGGGAACTTAAACACGAACTCGCAGAAATACGAGGAACCGTTAATTCTGCAAAAAAGACAATTAAAGCTGACATAGAAGGCAAAAAGCAACGCGTAAACGAAATTTCAGAATTAAAAGATATGGGCCTCGTTAGTTTAAAAGGTGATTTAATGAACGAATTAAGAAAAAGAACCGAACTCATGGAAGTTGTTACAGAATCACCGAAAGACGATTAACCATATAAGCTATCATAATAAACAGAGCTAAGTTAAAGAGTGTAATACATATAACGTAAGGAAAAACTTTTCTTTTTAAGGGTTCAATAATTCGTTCTTGAAAAGTATCGTTTTCTAAAATAATATCTATAGCCTGATTTGTAAAATCATCTTTATCGTCAGACATGGATTCATTTGTTAAAATAACAAAACAAAAAAAGAAAGATACTTTATCGCTACACGACGCGGAAATAAACCTATTAAAAAAATATGTAAAAGAAAAGAAAAATATATTTATATGTGGATCTATAGGCGTTGGAAAAAGTTACATACTTAACAGTGTTCTCGATGAATCAAATAGTATAGAAATTTACGATATAAACGCACAGAAAAAAACATTTTTTTTTCAAGAATTAAAAGAAACGAATTTACACGTATACATAGATAATTACGAAAATGATTTACAATGTAAAAAAATAATAGAAGACATATCCGAAAATAACAGTAAAATTTCACAAGGTTGTTTCATTGTTACTTCAAAAAATATACATATATTAAATAATTTTACAACACTTGTTGTAAAAAAATGCGAACCAGAACAAATAATGAAAATACAATCAAATCACCCAAATACAAAAAAAGCAGCTGAAAAATGTTTAGGTAACATTCATAATTATTTTCACTATTTAGAATTTGATAATATAAAAGATTTAATTAAATCTCCCAAAGAAATTATTTTAGATATTTTTTATACCGATCGTAACATAGATATATCAGACAGTTTACACGAACATGGACATATATGGTCTGTAATACACGAAAATTACCTCGATTTTATAAAAGAAGGTTATGAAAAAGTTATACTATCTATAACAGATGCAGATATGTATGATACATATTTATATGAAGGAATTTGGGAATGTATGTCTTATTTTTCATTACACGCAATAAAAATACCTAAAATATATTTTACAAAAACAAATGAAAAAAAAGATATAAGACCAGGATCAGTATGGACAAAATATGGAAACCAAAAAATGAGATATCAAAAAGTAAAAGACATAATACATCGTTCAAATAAAAAAATAAACGTAAACGATTTTTATTTATTAAGAGAATACGCAAAAAAGGACGACGTTTCACATTTTAAACGGTATAATTTAACACCACAAGATTTTGATCTAATGAATCACCTCGCTTTACATAATAAACTTAAACAAAGAGAAGTCACAAAAATAAAAAAGATGATTAAAGAAGAATTAAGTAATTAATATAAATAAAATGACTACCGTTAACGCGGATGAAGAAGATTATAAAATCACCCGCGTTATTGGTAATGAAATTCTATACTACGGTGAAATTACTAGTGATGATATATTAGAATTCATAGAGGAATTTAAGAAACTCGAAATTAAACTTCTTAAACAAAAAGCGGAACTCATAGGGTACGAACCTATAATACGAGTACACATATGTAGCGATGGTGGTGATCTATTTTCAGGTTTAAGTGCAATGAACATACTCGAAAAGTCTCGTGTTAAAGTCATTACGATCGCACAAGGTGAGTGTTGTTCGGCAGCAACATTCATTCTTTTAGGCGGACACGAACGTCTCATCGGTAAGAACGCACATGTTCTCATACACCAAATATCAACAACTGGATTTTGGGGAAAATATGAAGAAGTTAAGGATGAAATGCGAATGTGTGATAAACTCATGAATATGGTCAAGAAAACATACAAGGAAAAAACAAATATTCCAGATAAACAACTTAAAAAACTCATGAAACGCGACATATACTTAGATCCCGACGAATGTATTAAATACGACGTCGTCCACGCTCTTGACTAATATCGATATGACGTTTATACAAACCAATAACAGTCACAATTATTAAAAATAAACAGAGTGTATTCGCATTCAGGGGTATAACTGTGTTTTCTGGAGGTTTGAGTCGTTCCATTCGGCTATAGTCGACGACGGGTATTTTATCCGCCATTCT